AGGTGAACGTTCTCGTTGATGCCTACAGGCATATAGGAGCTATTAAACTCCTGGTTGTTTGTTGTTGCTGTTTTTGTACTGTACATAATTCTTTAACTCTGAGTTATACTTCTGGTTTATAAACGCGATCCCAATAGGTTGTTATGGTACCATCGTCATTCCCAGTGGCGATGACAATATCTTTTCCCGCAATATGTTTCGCACGAGCTTCCATAACTGTTCCATCTCCTCCGGATTTGAAGGAGATGTGGGTTTCGTTATCCTTTCGGTAGACGTATCCGACTGCATCAGCCATTCCGCATACAATCTTGCCGAGTTTTCCGACCAAGTCGATTTCTTTTGCGTTAACTTCTTGTCCATCTTTTTCCGTAATACTGTCTTTAACGTGACCGACAAGTATGAATTCATCACACAAGTCTTTGAACATATCGATAACCTTTTTAACAGCATCTCGGAGATACTTATAACCAGCACCTCTTGCGAGAGTAGTTACATCATCTCCTTTCCAGTTCTTGCCAAGTTCAGTCTTACGATATAGAGTACATGCGTACCCCATACAGATGTCCTCGAGGCGAGTGGCATTATCTATTGTTATGCGCTTATAAAAATTATGTCCCACTTCTGCATTCTTAGCTCGAATGGCTTGAGCAATTTCTCCTAAATCGTTGATGGTTCTCGCCTGGATTGCGAGAGCATCAATAAACTTTGATCCGCCTTCGAGGTCTATAATCAAATTACCCTCAAGCTGTGCTAATGCACTTGTCTTTCCTGCTTTAGGCAGTCCGTACAATATTAAATACTGAGGGTTTGTAGAAGTTGCTGGAACTTTAGTTGTAGGTAGTACTAATCCCATGACTTATAGTTCTAATTGGTTATTATTTCATGATACTGATCTTCAGACCATCTGTGTAGATGGTGACGATCGTCTCCTTAAACGAAGGAGTGAGCTTGCCGAGGAAAATGTCCTTGTTGAAGTCATCGAAGTAATACAGGTCGAAGCCGATCTGAATCGAATCCTCAAAGAACATAATCGGAGTACCATCGCTCAGGTAATACACCGTATTCAACTTATAGGGGTGCTTCTTGCTCTTCTTATAGTTAGCAAGGAACTTAGCAGCCTTAGCGAACTTGGAGTTGTTAGACGTAGACGAAGAGTAGATAATGTTGTCGATAATATCGTCACCATCGTTGTAGCTCTTCAGGTAATAGTTCTTATCCATCACATCAGCAGCAATAAGGTCATCAAGAACCTTAGAATAGTTGATACCGCCGTTGTTGAGAAACGAATAATTACTAGTCTTCTTATTATTAATGTCAAAAGTGTACGTCTTCATATATTTCAGCCTTTCTTGTTTTCGTTAATACTTGTCGTCTTAGCATTCTACAAGATTATTGTACATTAGGTCGTTCTCGAATTCAAGGATACACGGTTTTCCAGCATCTCTATTCTTTAAGATGTGAATGTATACCTTGTTTGCTGTAGGTAGACGATTTGGCCCATACTCCGCGATATTTAATATCTCAGGACGATGTACAACGAGCACATAATCGCTCGCTTGAAAGATTGCATCAGACGACGATAAATCACTACGCATTGGATAATGTCCAAGCGGGTTATTTATCCTTTCTGAAGACTCGATATTTCTATTCATCTGTGCGATTTGTATAACAGACGTCAAAGGTAACTTCTTCACCTGTATAAATACACGCTCTAGTTCGGCTATGGTTTCTAAGACACTGCCAGTTTGTTTTGTTAATAGAGCGTGATCGTATATCACAACAAAATGTTTACCAGTACCTTTTATGTTCCTGTCATAGAAATTTCTTATAGTTTGTTCTACTTGCATAGGAGTTCCAGGACTATCTACAAAGTAGATGGGGTACTCTTTTAGCTGATTAGAAACATAGATGACTTTCTTAAAAGTTTCGTCATCAAGGTCCGTTTCCGAACTATACAGAGTCGAAGTCGTTCTTCTCAATTTATTGGAGAGCGTCCTTCCAACTTGCCTAAATCCAACCATCTCTAACGAGAATGTTAGAACAACTATGTCTTCAGTTGGGTTCAAATCAATTACATCTGTCTGGATTAAGTTCGCCATTGAACTCTTTCCGCTTCCCGAAATGCCAGCTATGGTATAAACGGTATTTGGTTCTATACCTCCCATACACTGCCTATTGAACTTGTTCCATCGTGTTTTTAACGACACAATGTTATGCTCTCTACGACCAGCGATGTAATTGACTGCCTCTTGGGCTACAACTGACATCGGACGTACATTACATAAGTTCTGTTCCATAAGTACTTTGTGTGTTAGAAGTGTCATTCATCTCATCTTCAACGGCTTCCCATTGGCTACGTGTTAACCAATTCCACATAGTCATCATATAACTCAGGCTTCCTTCACGCATTCTCTTAGAGATTTCGTAATCTAGACACCTGATAATGTGTTCTGCCATTGCAGTGCTCTTCCCACATTTAGTGTTGAAGAAATGACGGCATTTGTTTACATTTGCCCTCAGATAACACTTCGTTCCATCTTTTCGCATCACGTATACAGGATACATATCAAAGAACAAATCAAAATAGTCTTTGCTTGGAGCTATACTATTCTGTAGTTTGTCCGTAGGTTGATATGTTTTCGCATCTTCTCTCTCGATCGACAAGATGAGACCCTGTTCTACTAAGTATGATATATCGTCGTCGCTTATAAGGCTGATAACTTTGCGGACGTCTTGATATTTTGGTTGATTCTTATCCAATACCATACTTAGGAAAAGTAACTGATTTGAATTCAGCTCTGGATATACATCCAAAAGCTTTGTGTTTACTTCAATAATCATTTGACTCTGAGGTTCTTAACGGTTACTAAAATAATTCGAGTTGTTGGTTAACAAAGTCAGCAATTATCTTGTTGGCTTCGCTAATATAGTACCGATAGTTGACCTTACGGTCTTCTATCTCGAGATCATCAAACTTATTCAGGATTGTTACTCCTGATTTAGTTAGCATATTGTTTTCTTGCCCAGTTTCCTGGTTTATTTTGTACAAATATCTACCGTTTGTACTTGCGTAAAATCTATTGATACGTTGTACAGGTTTATCACCATGTACAACTTTAAACTTCCTATCTACGGCTTGTGTCATTAGGAAATCACGGATGTCTCTGTCCTTCTCAATAAACTCTGACACGGGTTGTTTGGTCAAGAAGTAGTTTATCACCGCTTTTGGTATTACTACCGGGGCTAAGCCTTTACCAAGCTTGTTTTTCGTAATAAACATACCTTTTTCTTCTATCAGTTTTGGGTTGTGAGTTTCAGAATACCCTTTCATGACACCAAAGTAGTCATTAATAGCGTACTGATAAAACGCTTCATACTCATCAGTTTCAAACGTAAGTCGTGTTAAGGACTCTACTTCGTGAATAAGGTTATCAATCTCAGCACGAGCGGCCTTCTTAGTCCTATAGACTACACCATCTGTATTGCATTGTATAATCTCACAGCCTACAGATAGTAAACGATCCACTAACATAAGAAGTATCAACTGTCCATTGATACGTATCTTGAAGACGTTAAATGGGTCATACATCCAACTTACCTCCTGTTGCATCTTGCCTGTAGGAGAGTTAAGCACAATCTTTAGAAACATGTTCTTAACCGTTTGACCAGTATGCTTAGCTTCTAATCGCTCGTCTTTAAGACCAGCAAATAAGTCGCAGAAGAGTTTTCCCAGGTGACGAGGGCCCCATCCATACTCAATTAAGAGCGAAGGGTACATGGACGCCACATCACTGTGTCCAATATATTCGTCATCGTTTGGGAGGAATATCTTAGGTGTATGAATGGTATGTATACCACCAACACCTATTGAATACACCACGTTTGAGAGAACGAACTTCTTCTCATAGCCTTTTCGCTCCTTAGAATACACTACCTGTTTCTTCATGTCTTCTAAGATGCTCTGTAACTTTGGGTTTTTATATCGTATAAATGGCAGTATAACATCCTTCAACGGAATATAATCCATTGGAGAACGCATTTCCTTTATTACATTTTTCGGAATACCTGACTTCTCTGAATACTTTTCGAGTAGAAAGGTCTCTGCCATTTTAACACTGTCCATAGAGAGACAATCTATGCCGTGCTCTTTTTCAATAAACAATCTCAGTTCAACCTGGTCTTTTAACCGGTTTAATAACTCTGTAGTTGATTCGACGTCATTGATATTATATGCAATCATATCATCTATAGAGTCTTTTGGTAGATATTGGTTGAAATCCCCATCGTACTCTTGCACGTTTTTGTAGTGCATCGTTACTTGCATAGTCTTAAGACCTACTCGTAACTTCTGACTGAATTGCATAGTCAACAGGTCCATAGAATAGAAGCAATTCATATACTTCCATCGTTTGAACTTGTCGATACTTCCTTCTTCTGACTCTACTATCGTGTTTGATAAATTGAATATAGACTGGCATATCCTAAAATATGGCAGGTTGTTCAACTTATGATACAAGTCTATCATATAGTTTATAATGACATCATCGTAGTGCTTGTTGTTATAACCGCAAAACATTCTGTCCTTATTCTCATAATAGAAAAAGTTGACCAATTCGGTCAACTGATTTTTTCTTTCTGAGATTTCAAACTTATGAAGTTCTTTAGATTCTGTATCTAAACAACAACAGTGGAATACATTTGGAAATACCTCTACGTCGTAAACTATGACTCGTAGGTTCTTAATATACATACATTG